TGGGCGGCAAGTCGCCGACCATAGTGCTGGCCGCCGCTGGCGCCGCCGGCAACCGCGTTCCCGTCTCCAGGACGTTCTGCAGAGCGGAGGTGAGCTGCCCGGTCAACGATGGCGGGGTGACCGGACCACCGCGCCCACCGGGCCAGTGATCGGCCGTTGCGCCGGGTGCGTAGCCGAACCCAGGATCGACGCCTGCCGGCGTCATCACCGTGCGCGGCCCACCGGGACTGCGCTGCCCGATGGTCACCGACTGCATCACGATCTCGGGAGCCTTGTCGGGACCATCCTTGCCCAACCGGCGTAGGTCGCGCTCGTTGAGCGCATCGACATAGCACTGGCAGCCCCAGCCGTTGGCTGGATAGTGGTAGCGCCACCACGGATCGTCGTGGCGCAGCACCAGGCCATTCCACGACACGTGCAGCGGCCGAGGGTGCTCGACGGCGTCGTTGTGGTTGTAGCGCCAGAACGGCCGCACCTTGATCAGCTGCTGCAGTTGGGCCCAGCGTCCGGCGTTGTAGCTCTGGCGCAGGTTGGTCTCGTAGATCACCCGCGAGCGCCAGTTCCGACCGCCGTTGTAGTCCCAACCATGCGTGGCCACGATCCGGTCGAAGTCCTCCCGGAACTGCTGAAGAGTCCGCCCCTCAGCAATGACCCGATCGATGGATTGCCGGAAGTCCGCCAGCAGAGCGTCACGGTTGGCACCGGCCACCATGAAGCTGGAGTCGTGCTCCGATTCCCAGACGTCCAGGTAGCTCTCGGTGAGCACGTTCTTCTTGCGACGGAAGAACTCGATCTGCTCCCGGAACGGAAGTTGAGCGTAGGCAACCCCGGCCATTGATCAGTCTCCCGCGCCCTGGATGTCGGTACGGCCAGCCAGCGTCGCGGCCGTCATCGCATCGGCCATCACCGAGGCGTAGTCGTCCAGGGTCATGTTCGGGTGCAGCTCAAACAGCCGGTCGCGCAATTGCTCCAGCGAGTCGACCTCATCGACCAGCTGGCGGATCTGCTCGACCCATCCAGCACCAATGGGCGACAGCCGGCGATCGAGCTGCTGGCCCAGCTCGACAGCGGGATCGGGCGTCTTCGGGGTGCCGTCGGCAAAGGCGGCGGGATAGTGCCTGCGCAGCAAGCTGACCACCGCACCGCCGGCGTCGGCGAACTGGGCGCCATCGATCGCCGTCGGTACCGCAGGCGGATCCTGCGACGCCTGGACAGGCTCGTAGTTGTCGCCGTAGGTCTGATCCATGTAGACCTGCTTGGGCTTGTAGCCCAGGTCGAGGATCTTCTTGTCACGGCTGGCGGTAGCGTCCAGATCCTCCGGCTCTTCCGTGACGCGGTAGACCCGCGGGATGGCTGCCCCGGGGAAGTTCCATTCGGTGAGCCAGCGCGCTGGCCCCTTGTTGAAGGACTCGCACACCAGGTCGGCATCGGAGGTAATGATGTCGCGGCGCACTTCGCGCTGCAGCTGGTCGTTGCCCAGCTTGCCGGGCGTGCCCTGGGTGCTGGCGGTCTGGCCCAGCACCACCTTCTGGATGGTGGCATCCATGTAGTCCTGCAGGGCCTTGTAATCGGCCGTGCCGCTCCGTCCGGCCTCCAGCAGTCTCAACGCCATGCCCTTGGGCATGATGATGCCGCTGTCGGTCTGGATCGCGCGTGTGGCCTGCAGCAGCTTGGCCTTCTCTGGATCGGTAGCATTTTCGTCGTATTCGCCGACGGCGGTGGGCATGCCGAACTTCTCCAGGAAGATCAGCCAGAACTTGAGCCCGTTGCGCTTGAACAGCACCGGCCAGTACAGCCAGTGCGCCAGGCCCAGGCCATAGGGCTCATCGTCGTGGTCGGCACCGGAGCAGAAGTTCCAGAAATAGGGCGCGTGCGCCGGCACGCCCTCGGTCATCTGGGTCTGGGTGAGTAGGCGCAGGTCACCTTCCTTGCCGTAACGGAAGCGCCGACGGTTACGAACCTTGATGTCCTTCAGGCCGATGCGGGTGCCGTCGACCTTGTACAGGATCTCTGCCACGCCATAGCCGTAGAACACGCCGAAGAGCATCTTGCGGGTGACGTTGTCCCAGCCGATGCCGTGCAGCTGCTCCTGCAGATACTCTGCCGCTTGGCGGTCGATGCGCTTCTCGCCGCCGGGCTCCACCTGCCATTCACAGGCCACAACCGAGTCCTGGCGCGAGCCGAAGGTGGTCTTCACCTCCGGGTCGGACAGCACCTGTTCGTAGATCTGAAGGTCGTAGCCGCCGCGGTTGCGCAGGACACTGTCAAAGGGCAGCAGCAGTGGCCCGGTGTAACCACGGGTGATGTCGATGCCATCGGCAGTGGTGGCAATCTCGCGGCCGATCTCTGGGCGGGCGGTGGTCATGCAAATCCTCCAAAATCATTTCCGCCGCTGACCGTGCCGAAGGCATCATCGGTCACGACGGTGGCCACGCCGTCGGCTCGGCCGTCGCCGATGTAGGCGCGCGCACCGGCCGCCTGGAACTCAATGGGCACCGAGGTGACGTGGTTGAGCGCGGCAAACTGCATCAGCACGCCGGCGATCGCGCCGTCGCCGTGGCGCACCAGCTCCGGATCCTGCAGGTCCTTGCGCTCCAGACGCGGCACCATCGGGATGCCGTCGACGTACTCCACCGCGCGGTGGTCGTCTTCCAGGGATGCGTCCCTGGGCAGGCTGAGGAAGCCGTCTTCGAACAGCGCGATGTACTTGGGCATCCATTCGCCGTACCAGGGGCGCGACAGGGTGACCTCGTGGATTGGGCCACCGATGTAGCGGCCCGTCTCGGTATCGAGCTCAGCCCGGCCGTAGCGGTCGCCGGTGTACTCCATCAAGGTCTGGCCGGGACCAGTGGCATCGCCGGCGAATGACCAGCGACCAGGGAATCCTTCCTTCAGCGCGTCCAGCAGCGCCCACAGGATCTGCTCCTGCTGGCGGGTGGGCGCGTTGGCCATCTCGATCAGGAACGGCACGTCGCGGCGCAGATCCTGCCCGACCTTGGCAGGCTTGATGACCGAGAAGTGACGGTGGCGCGCGAAGTCCATGCCGATCGCCCAGCGCCCGGTGAAACCGGCCACCGCAGCACGGAGCACCGGCAGCAATGTGGTAGCAATCCAGACCGAGCACCAGATCTCGCGCTCCTTCTCAGAGCGCTTGGGGAAGTCATCATCGAAGACCAGGCGCAGCACGGGCCGCACCTCGGGCATGGCGCGGTCGATCCACACCGAGGGAATGGCCGAGCCATCGCCGTCGCGCGGAATGACGTCCAGCTCCTCGCGCATGGCGGCCTTGCGCGGACCGTAGGCGGAGCGGATACCGGTGTACCACTCCTTCTTGCCCTCGGCGGTGGCCACCTTGCCACGCATGGCGCAGACCCGCTCGTACAGGCCGTTGGCCACGGCATCATCGAAGGTGATGCGGATCACCCCGGCCTTCTTGCCATAGCGGCCAGCCTGTACGTCCTGGACAAGCTGGTTGAACGGGTTCTTCTTACCCCGATGGGTGGACCACACGCGGATGCGACCGCCCCAGATCAGCAGCGCGGTGGCCGACTCGAGCACCTTGGCCACGTCCTTGTGCAGCGCCGCTTCGTCCAGGTCGACCACGCCCTGCAGGCCGTGGATGTTCTCCGGGCGCGAGGACAGTGCCGTGATACGGAAACCACTGGCGAAGCGAACTCGGAACGCCTGGATCTGCCGACTGGTGCCATCGGGCTGCTGGTCCTGGAAGATGTGCTGCTCAATCCTTGACGCCTGGCCCTGGGCAATGATCGGCGCGAACTTGGCCACGTAGCCGATGAACTCCAGACCCTTTTCCTTGGTGTCGGCCATGTACCACACGTTGTCGCCGCCGGCGTCCTTGGCAGAGGCTGCGGTGATGGTGTCGCTCAACGCCTGGGCGAAGGTGATGCCGGTACGGCGCCCCTTCTCGCAGACCGCGATATCCAGCCCTTCCTGCATCCGGATCCATTCGGACTGGTGGGCCATCAGCACACCGGCCTTGCTCGGGTCAAAGTTGGCCGAGATCGAGCGCACGCTCTCGGGCAGCTCCTCCCAGTCCAGGACGCGCTCGGTATCCGGCAGGGGGCCCAGTGCACTCACTTAGCCGACTCCATGCAGCACTTTGTTGCGCCAGAACTCCACGCCCTCGGCATCCAGGCCCTTGGCCCGTGCAGCCTCCTCGACCCGGCTGGCCGCGTCGACCAGCGCCTTCTGGCGGATCTCGCCGGCCCATTTCTCGCGCACGATGGAAGAGCGGGTCAGTTCAGCAATGGCCTTAGCCGCCTTGCTGTACAGCGCAATGCGATCGGCTGGGGAAATGCTCTCATCGTCCTGGTCGGCCGCTTCCTGGAACTGCAGCAGCGCTTCGAACAGGTCGGTCTGCAGCAGGCCCAGCAGTGCACTGCCGCGCTCGGCGGCATTATCCGGCGCCTGCTCGGCCACCAGCTTCATGGCCTCGGTGCTGGCACTGATCGAGGCCAGGCGGCGCTTGAGCCGCTTGGCCCGCTCGTTGACGGTGGTCTTGCTGATCTCGTAGCCCTGCTCGCCGAGCCACTCGGACAGCGAGATGCTGCCGCCGAAGGCATTGGCGACCAGGCGCCGATCCAGCTCGTCGCGCACCTCGGCCGGCAACAGGTCGATCTTGCTCACGGGAGGCATGGGATCACCAGTACTTCGGCGGGCGCGCGATGCCCGGCCCGCAGTCGATGCTGTACTCGACAATGTCCACTCCGTGGCGGGTCAGCTCAGCCGACCACGGCCCGGAAGGGGACTTGGTGATATCGATCAGGCGACGGGTGTCCAGGTAGTCCAGCTCACGGCGAACCTCCAGCGCAGTGGCATCCGGATACATGTCCTGGGCGGCGCCGGCCAGGACGGCTTCGCCGATCGGATAGGGGCGAGAGCGATCCAGCACCAGCAGCATCAGCCAGCGCAGCTGCTCGCGGCGCAACTTGCCCAGATCGGGCCCCTGATTTCCGTGACTCACGGCGTGTTCCCCTTGCTTTGCATGTTCGTGATCTTCGAGGCCACGGCATCGAGCTTTGCCTCGATGACGCTCTGCCCGCGGGCATAGTCCTCGCGGCGGACGTATTCCTTCGCTACTTCCAGGCGGAAGTCGGTGAGGTGGCTCTCAACCTCGCGCCAGCGCTTGCTGTCGTTAATCAGGATGGCCAACTGCTGATCAGTGCGTTGCTGCAGCTGGTTGACCAGCCAGCGACCGCCGGCGATCAGGCCGCCGAGCAGGGTGATGCCGATGCCGGCGAACCACACCAGGTAGAGCGGCTGCACTTCAACGATCATGGGTTGGCCTCGACGGAAGGGTGCTGTCCGGTGAGGACACCGATGACGCGCTGGCAGGCCCGGACGTGGTTGTCGGCGTCGCGTCCGACTCGAACAAGATCGCCCGCGACCTCTGCTCGTAGTTGGGCGCTCGCATCACGTTCGACGGCGCCAGAGACGGCTTGGGACAGGCGAGCGGTGTGGCAGGTGGCGAGGTCGTTGCGCAGCCTGAGATCGCCAGTACGCACGTCAGCCACAACGGCAGCAGGGACGGACGCGGACGCCCCCCGATCATTTTCATGTTCATCTCCGATCTGGGCCATCGCCTTGGCCTGGGTGTGCTCGATGCCACGAGCGCTGCGCTCGTCTTCAAGCTGCGATTCAAGCGTGGTCACACGCTGCTGCGCCGTGGCGTCACGAGCCTGCGCGTCCAGGGCATTGCCGCGGTAGAGAAGTGCTGCGGCAATGGCCACCAGCAGGAGCACCAGCAGCAGGGCGACCGTTGCGATCAGGGCGCGAATCATCAGTACCGGCCCTCGCACATCGCGCGCTCGGCCGTGCGGCGGCGCTCCAGGCCCTTGTAGGGCTTGCCGCCGGCATTGGCCCAGTTGCTCAACTGGGCACAGGCCAGATCCCAGCGCCCCTGGTTGGCGTAGACGCGGATCCGCGGCTGCTGACCGTTGCGCAGGAAGCACAGGCCGTCTTTGACACCAGCGCCGCCGGGGCCAACGTTGAAGGCGAACGACGTCAGTGCGGCTGCCTGGTAGTCGGTCATCGGCACCTTGATGCAGCTTTGCACGGTGTTCCAGGCGACACCGAGGTCCGACTGGAGCAGGCGCTCGCACTCTGCGCGGGTGTAGGTGCGCTGTTCGACGTTTGCCGTATGGCCGTAGCAAACCGTCAGTTTGCCCACTACATCGCGGTAGGGCTGGGCCGAGTAGCCCTCGAAGGGCTGCACCAGCCCGAGCAGCAACGCCAGCATGGTCGCCAGCATTCCGCCCGCGATGGGCACTGCCTTGCTGCCGGGTTGCTCTGCTGCCATGCGCCATCTCCAGGGAAAGATGGCCGACGGGCAGACGAGGATGCCCGCCGGCCAGGTGCGCCATGCGCACACCAAACCGATGGGCAGAGTTTCAGGATTTGAAGGTGCGCCGTCTTTGAAACTGGTTTCGAGGAATCTCACGCGCGCGCGTGGAAGAGTGATCGCCTATGGCGATCAGTCGGAGTCCTGCCGTAATCAGAATGAGCTCGCGGCCTCGTTGCGCCGGGTAAGGAAGAACTCCCGAGCCTTATCCGTTCTCGCGATGATGCTCCCTTCAGATGGGCTACCAAGCACTCCGAAGAAGTGAACGTTGATTCGCCTCAGAACCCAGCTCGCCTCGATGCTTCGATACCGGGCTCCAAATGTGTTCTGCAGCTGCACCTCTTTGGTCTCGCTGGGTGGGCCGTACTTTTCGACCAAGAGTGCATACAGTCTGTCTTGAGATTCGACGCCGTCAGTCGAAAGCGAAACTTCCTCGGGCACACCACTCAACATCAGGATGTTGGCCTTAGGCGAAACACCGGCGGGGACGGCGGCAGAGCCTAGTTCAATGCTGGTTACCCCATCGTAGTCTGGCCCGTCGGGCAAGCCAGCTTGGCTCTTCATTGTTCCCCTTGCGCCACGAACGTCCTCAAAGCAGGGATATGCCTGATTCTCCGTTGCGTAAAGGATCATCCCCTGCCTGCGTTCCTTCTTGCACTCCGGGACCTGTATTTTTGTGCCCAGAGCGATGCCTGCAATATCGACGGCATCCCGATAGCTTGGCTGCGCGTTGGCCGAAGTGTCGGCTGCATGAGGCAGCGGACGATCAATGGCAGGGCGATCACACCCAGCACAGAGAACGACAAGCGCGGCAGTAACCAAGAACAAAACCCTGTTCATTTGCGCATCCTTTGCAGTCATGTGTGCCCACCTATTGGAAGGACCCGGCTTCACGGAGTCTCTCAGCTGCGCGAACGCGGCATAGACCTTAGGTCTTCGTCCGCTTACGCACACTTCGAGATGCTTCGGCTTTGACGTCTTTCAGCAACAGACCCCCAAGCATCGTCAAAGCTATCGCGCGGCTAGCGTCGGAAAGTGCCCAGAACGTGTCAATGACCTCGTTGAACATCGCGATCTGTTCCTGGTCCAGACCAGGCCTGGCGACGCTGCGCTGGCCGACTAGAACGTAGAGAGGGTCCAGCCCGACTCCTGCCAAATCAGCAAGCTGGGCTGAAGTGGGAGACGTAGCGCCCTTCTCCCAATCGATCACTGTCCGCTTCGAAGCGCCAACGATTTCGCCAAGCGCCGTCTGACTTAACCCCAGGCGTGATCGCTCATCGCGGAGGCGCGATCCAATGGTGCAAATTAATTCACTCATAAGTGTTGACAGGTGCAGATATCTGCACCATTCTTGTCCTGCCCGGTTTAAACAACACCGCAAGGATACGACATGGCTCAGCACCTGCCGCCCGGCCGCGATCTGATGAACAAGGTCCGCGCCGGCATGACCCTCAAGAACACCACCGTCAGCGCCTGGTGCCGCCAGCACGGCGTCAACCCCAGCGCGGCCCGCCAGGCCATCTATGGCACCTGGGCGGGCCCGAAGGGCCAGGCGCTGCGCGCCCAGTTGCTCAAGGCAGCCGGCGTGAGGGACGTGGCATGAACACCCCCGGCCGCCCCCTGGACGAAGTCCCGACCCGCGAGCTGGAGTTGCTGCTCGCCTCGGCCCGCGACCAGTACGC